TCCTCTCTGGTCTCGTGGGCTCGGAGATGTGTATAAGAGACAGCTCTAATAAAGGAAAACATTAGTTTCCGCGCACGCACCCGCGTCTCAGCTCACTCTGAATTTTGATCGCACGAATTAGAGGATGAGTCAGTTGCAACTCAGGCGATTTGACCCATCAAAAATAGGTGATGATAAGGTTTGTGTTTTTATAGGGAAACGTGGGACGGGTAAATCGACTCTGGTCACAGACATTCTCTGGCACAAAAAACATATACCAGCGGGCATCGCCATGTCAGGAACTGAAGATGGAAATGGTCACTATAAACAATTTATTCCTGATCTGTTCGTTTATGGAGAATACAGAAAGGATGCTGTTGAAAAGCTACTCGAGAGACAGCACAGGCTTGTCAAGAGTCTGGGCAAGGATAAAGCCCCTTCCGTATTTCTGTTGATGGACGATTGCATGTACGATAAAGCCTTCATGAGAGACGACTGCATGCGCCGACTCTTCATGAACGGTCGCCACTGGAACATCTTCTTCATGCTGACGACCCAGTACTGCATGGACATGCTTCCGTACGTTCGCACCAACGTGGACTATGTGTTTGCTCTCCGTGATAACGTCAGGCAGAACCGTGAAAACTTGTATAAAGCTTTTTTTGGAGTTTTCCCGACATTTGATCAGTTTTGTCAGGTTATGGATTCTTGCACTGAAAACTACGAGTGTATGGTTCTTGATAATACATCCAAGAGTAATAAGATTTCAGACTGTGTCTTTTGGTACAAGTCGCCTATTCGCAAAAACTTCAGGGTGGGTGGAGCATCCTTCTGGCAGTATCACCAGCGCTTCTACAGTCCACATGCTGCGAGTGGACCACAGGGACCTACGAGTGCACCGAAACGACGGGGTGAAACAGTCGTAGTGAAAAAGTCGCGGTAGCAGGCTCCACTTAATTTCCATTTAAAATTCAATAATGGCTGGAGTCATGACATATGATCCAAGTGTAGACAGTATAATGTCAGCAATTCCTTCACAGGAAATCAATTTAAATGAAGAATTAGCTCGTGCAGCTTTGGAGCGTCAGCAGACGAGTCTCCCATCTGGACTTTCTCGCAACTCTAAAGAAGGTGAAAACAAGGCGGGACCTCCAACAGGTCTTTTGAGAATGCCTTTAAATGCGCCTGAAAAAGATATTGTTGAATCTCAAATGGCATCTTTCGCAACACCTATTGACGATATTATGCCAGGTCCAGGACAGATGATGCAGGATGAGATGATGGGGTCCCCCTATGTTCAGGCGCCTCCTCAGAACGGGAAGACTTCGGGTGATGATGCACCCAAGTCCCGTAGCAAGAACCCATTCGGTCTCCAGGATGATCAGTACCAGGCGCTACTGGCTGGCGTTGCCGCAGTGGTTGCATTCTCCAAGCCAGTTCAGGGCAAGCTTGGAGATATGGTTCCCAAATTTCACGGTCCATCGGGTGAGGTGTCTCTGACCGGTCTGGCTGTGACTGCACTCATCGCAGCCATCGTGTTTTACCTGGCAAAGAAGTACTTGGTAGATGGACAGTAAGACAAAGTCCGAAGGACTTTAGATCCCTCAATCTTTAACCACATCCCCACAATACGTGCGAGTCCCTGTAGGTGTATAAACTCCTCCATCCACTGCAATCTTCTTGAGTTTATCAAAATGTTTCCAAAATTTATCAGTATGATCATATTCCGGTACTGACATGTGTGCTAATTCGTGAATCAAAACGTACATTGCCGAATTTACATCTCCTCCATCCAGACAGATGTAAATTTCATACCCTTTATTCACATTAGAACCAATTGGACCGTTGTCCTTGTTCCAATTTATCATACCTGTTATGATTGAGGGTTTGCAGACGGGGTGCCAAAGCGGGTCTCCTGTGCGCCGCAGTATTTCAAGCAAAATCCAGTACTTGTACTTGAGTTCGCTGAGCATCTCGGGTTCTTTATTGACTGAGACTATGTAGACGAGGACGACAAATAACATTACGAAAATTGGAACATATTCCATCTACTATTACACACTTAGATTTTCTTCCGAAATACAAACTTGGAGTAAAGGTCTGAAATGAGCCCGTTCGGCTGGTCGAGCATGGGTCCCCAGTAAATGAGTTCAAAGTCGAGTTCCTCAAGGCGGTTCATCAGCATGTTGGCATCAAGGAGGGGTTCATCGCGTGCGCCATCCGCATAGAAAGGACCGTCAGTCAGCTTGACTGAAAGCCGCCGCCCACCCTGGTAAATATCAAAAATGTTTCCGAGTCGGTCGATATAGTGACCTCGCTCGTCGGCTATTTTATTAGCTTGGTGATTGTCTGGGGTTATACCGATGAGAAGCCCTCCGGGTTTTACCGCACATTGAATCGCCTTGAGTGAATTTTCAAGGTCGTCCATGATGTAGTGAATAGAAAAGTTGTAGCAAACCACATCAAAGGGACCTGCAAAAGCCGCCTGAATAATAGTTCCATTTCCCAAAAAAAATACTCCAAAGTTCATTTCAATTGCTCTGTTCTCTGCCTCGGTAAGTGATTCGTCATCTGGGTCAATTGCGAAAACTTGTGCACCGACCGCCTTCCACTTGTGCCAGTCTCCTCCACGACCGCACCCACAGTCCAGCACGCTATCAAAGCGTTTTACCCATTTCTGAATAAGTTCTCGCTTGCAGTTGTTATGAAGACGACGAAGAGCTTCCATGGTTGGTTGCTCATTCAACGTTTCACAACCTTATAAGGTGACATGACACGAATTTTCAAATTTACTGCGTTTTGAACTTAAAAAAGAAACCTATGGATAGTTCAATATGGGTTCTCTTGAGCAGGATTATCTAACTGTTCCAGGGCAGTACTTTGCTTGCATTTCATTTGTCGGTCCAGAGCAGCCTCAGAAGAATGAGAAGCTGGGTATGAAGATTCGTGGGTGCTTTTCAACTCGTGATGAGGCTGCATCTCACGCCAAGCGCCTCCAGAAGGAGGATGCGCTCGTAGACATTTACGTGGTGGACATGTACAAGTGGCTTCTGATCCCACCCGACCGTGACCAGATTGAGGATGTTCACTATCAGAATGACAAGCTGGAGGAGATTATGACCAAGTACCGTACTAACCAGAGTGCCGCGGCTTCTATGTTCGAGAAGCGCAAGCGCGACATGATGGCACAGCCTCAGCCAGGTCCATACCCATACATCGATCCCTCCGACGAGAATTCCAAGTTTTACACAAAGCCGGATGTGCCTCCCATCCCTCACCCAGCAGAGCTTATCGATGGTCTCAAGATTGAGTTCCCAGACCTGGATATGCCAGCCCTCGTAAAGATTGCTGATGAGCGCATCGCAAAGATTATGGAGGAGCGCAAGATGCCCGCCATCTCAGTAATTGCTGAGGGTGACGAGTCAAAGGCTGAGGACGACGAGGTCCCCGAGTCTGTTTAATTTCGCTGCGAATATTAGAAAATGTTTTTTAAAGTTTTAGCTTTGGTGTTGATTGCGTTTCTCATGTATATAGCATACGTGAGGTTCCCACCGGCGCCAGCTAGAATATCTCAACCTGTTGCTGCGTACGACAATCAGTTTGAGGTATTTAGGGATATGGAACCAGCCGATCAGACTCGTGAGAATCCTTGGCTGGGATTTTTACAAGAAGATGTTAGAAAACAGAGAACGGGTCCTATTGGTAATTTTGTGGGCTACGACGATCCTTCGTCTAAAGCGCCTTTATATTCTATGCAATGATTTTGTTCAAGTTGCGCAGCAACTTATTTCACGCTCCGCGAGGACAGTTCAGGGAACTTTCAGTTCCCGTCGGACCGAAGGTCCTCCTGCGGACTTGGAACTACTACTTTGCCTGAAAAACAACAGGACGCATATTTGCAAGCAAAAAACCAATCACCATTCCCAACAGAATAAGACCGATTTGATTCTCCTTAAAAGCTTCAAATGGATCCTTCTTCTGTTGCGGGCGTTCTACAAATGTATCAAACTGGTGTGGAGAATCCATATGGGACGGCCACTCATTTTCTGGGAGCGGTGGGGGTGCGCTTCTTGACTGAGACTCGGTGTTTTTTGTCAGGAACGGAAGGTTGTCCATCCTCACTATCAGATTCATCACTCTCGCTT